CATTTGGCAAAGTAATGGTATCGGAGTAATGGGGACACGCTCAATTACCCAGCCACAAATAGAGTTTAAACTGGAAACATTTGGCGAAAGCTTGGAAGAAAATTATCGATTAATGAAAGATTTCATCAATGATATTCTTAACAAAAAATTTGTTACGCTTGAATACCAAACAGAGATTTTTCAGGTATATGCCGATTTATCTTTAGCAGAAGTCACTAAAACAGAGGGTTATGGCAAAAACGGAACTTTCAGCGAAAAGATAACTTTTGATATAATTACAAAGTGGTACACTTACGAAAATCTAACTTTTGATATGATTGAAAATGGTAAAGTTATCGCTGGTAAGTCTAAAATTTATGGTGGAACAGCACCAGGAAACTATAAATATGTCAAAGGAACTTCTTACACTTATTATGGAGAAAGCAATATAGACCGTTTAAGTCGTTGGGATATAAAAGACGAAATATTTAGTTTTATGGGAATATTATATCCGAAACTACCTAAAACACCTACTGGAGTTAGGTTTTTAGATGATATTGGAAATGAATATACTGCAATTGTATTTAAGACGGAACAGGTACAGAATTATATTTTAATCAATACAGATGTAAATGATGAAATTTATCAAGGCTGGAACGGAACGACTTCATTAAATTTGTTCCCTGTAATGGACTTCGAACGATACAGAACACGTATAATTGAAAAAGGCCAAATGGAGCTAATCAACTTAAGTAAGGCAGAGTTTAAAATCAAGAGAAAGGCGGACTTCGTTTAATGTTAGAAGCTAATGTTTATGATAATTTTAACCCTAACTACTACAATATATCTGATTTTATTCTTCCTAATGGTAAAAAAGACAAAAGAGGTCTTCCGATACCTAAATCAAGATGTCAAGTTATTAACTACGAATTGTGGGAAACGGGTTATCTTTATACTTCATCAGCTACGTTGACTGTTTCGGTAGAAGTTGGCGATATTGTTCAAATTCTTTTTCCTGAAGTTGTTCCAATTGAGGAAGCTCTAGGTAAAAAAAGAAACTTAAACTTAGATATGGTTTATCTTGTAACAAGTGTAGATGAAGGCAACAAAGCTACATTAAAAAACTATTTTTGGGCAATGATTGAAAGTCTTGATGTTCCGAATGCAATAACTAAAACGACAAACTCCGCTATCATTGACTATCTAATTGACCCTAATAAGAATAATTTAATGAGTTATGGCTACTTTTTCAATTCAAGTATTTTCGCTGGCAAGGCTACGATTAACCGAAAAGCAGAAACTTCATCAGCTCATGACGTAGCAAAAAGGATATTTTCCAAGGTTCAATTTCAACCAACTACAACAATTCAACATGCTTCATCTGAAACAGACCCTAGAAACTTGTTATTCATTAACTTCGCTTCTAGGAGCTGGAATAGAAATAGAATTACAACAAGGGTAGATATTAAGCAAAACGTGACAGTAGAAACCGAAACAATAGTAGAGCGTTCAGCTTATAATTTCGCTGTTGTATTCGTTAAAAATTCAAAAGCAGACGACTATACAGAACCACCTAAAATGTATACAGCAAAAAATAATGGGGATATCATTGATTATAGCACTTATCACGGAGACGGGACAGACTTGCCAGAAGTGAGGACAGTTAAAACATTATTTTATGATAGAGATGACCATGGAAGCCCTCCTGATATGTCTACCATTAAGGCTGAAATTTCACCCTCTACAATCGTCACAAGATTAATTTTTAACCAAAACGAACTCTTACCTTTGTATGTTAATGACTTGGTTGATGTTTGGTACGAAGGAAAACTATATTCGGGTTATATAGCAGACAGGGTTAAAACAGAGTTCAGTGATAGACTTATTTTTGTAGAAAGTGGAGACAAACCGAATGTTGTATGAGTATGTTGCTACTTATGGTGACAAATATAGAATAGATAGCTTTAAAGGGCATAGAGAGCTTCGTAAAGACCACTTAGAACTATTGCAAGGTAAAGTATACTATAACGGCAAAAACACGCTTAGAATCGAAACAACGCTCTTGTACGAAGTCGGTCAATTTGTATCAATTGGTGGTTATCCTTATGGCGGTAGAAAATTTAGATTATTGGAGCTATCAATTACTGATAACCCAGTTTTAGATAAAGCGAATATAATTTCAAGAAAGGTCAAAAATGACAATTAAAAACTTTACATTTTTCAGTCCAAATGGTACAGAGTTTCCAGTCGGTTCTAATAATGACGGAAAGCTATACATGATGTTGACTGGGATGGACTATGGAACAATTAGACGAAAAGACTGGTCAAGTCCATTAAATACAGCCCTTAACGTGCAATATACTAATACTTCAATTATTGCTGGTGGTCGATATTTTGAACTATTGAATGAAACGGTGGCCTTAAAAGGTAATGCAGTCAATTATATCCATGCAAATATTGACTTAACGCAAACAACAAACCCTGTAAGTTTATCAGCCGAAACCGCAAATAATAGTAACCGTGTTGACATAAACAACGGCTCTGGAGTTTTAAAAGTTTGTTTTGATGTTGTTGTAACTTCAGGAACTGGAGTAACAAGCACTCAACCGACTGTTCAGACTAGCACTTTAGATAGTATTTATGCAAATGATATATCACTTAAAGGTTCAATCAATGTACCAACTCAAACGTTGACAGTTGAAGCTGGAAATGGTTTGCAATTACATCTTACTAAAAAGAATAATGATTTAGTAATTGTTAGGTTCTTTGGTAGTGTAGCAAATATAAAAACTGGCTGGAATATGTCTGGAACGTGGGTGGATAGACCTTTTCGTCCGGCTACTGTTCAAAGTCTTGTTGGCCATTTTGCTGGAAGAGATACTTCTTTCCATATTGACATAAACCCAGACGGCAGTATTACTTGGTGGGGTGAAAATATTGATTCTAACGCTCGTACACCACGTGGTAACGGAAGTTACTTTATTAAATAACAAAATAGAAAGCAAAACAAAATGGTAACTAGAATGATTTTAATGACTATCTTAATTTTAGCGATTCTTTTCGCTACATGGGTAAAAGATAGAGAAGCAATGAACCCACCTTTTAAACGTAGACTTGTAATTGATTTAACGGTAATTTTCGCGCTGTGGGTTTTGTATGCAGTCTTTTACTTCACTCAAACTCCCTCAACTTCTGATATTGCTAAAACTGTGATTAACGTAGCCTTATTGTACTTTGTAGGACAATTTATTTATTTAATCGCAAAAATCAGTCCTATGTTTGACGGTTTGATTAAACTTATTAAAAAGAATGGCGTAAATATTCCTGAAGCGGAAGAAGAACAAACGGAGGATAAAAAAGAATGAATATAACTAATGCTGGTGTACGTGGGCATAATCCTACTGGGGTTGTAATTCACAATGACGCTGGTTCAAACGGTGCTAACACTAGCTTTTACAATAACTGGTTGCCCGCTCATGATCCAACAAATGGCTTTGCTCACGTTTATATCGCTTCTGACGGAAGATTACAGGCTTCTGACTTCTCTAATATGGCATGGCATTGTGCTAACTCATACGGTAATGCAAATTATGCCAGTTGGGAGGTTTGCCAATCAGAGGGCGATTTAAATCAGTTCTTGAGGAATGAACAAGCGGTACTAGATGACGTTGCTAAGTACATGAAACAATGGGGACTAACTCCTAATCGTGATACTGTGAAGCTACATCAAGAGTTGTCATCTACTTCATGCCCTAGACGTTCAGTAGAAGCTCATGGTGGCACGGTAGAGAGTTGTCGCTCATACTTTATCACAGAACTAAACAAGCGCCTTACAGGGCAAAACAATACACAAACAAATACAGAATTAGAGGACGATGAATTAATGAAATTTACATATACAAACGGAGACAAAACAACTTACTACTTCAATGGCGAAAAGGTTATCGCTCTATCACACCCAGACCAGTTGGCAATTGTTCGCAAGACTT